GTTAATACACCATCAACAAAAGTTGCTGTCTCTCCAGATGCTGCGTCATCATAAACTAACTCAGCAGTACCCTCTCCTTCAATCAGACCACCGACAAATGCTTTGAATGTATCACCTTGAGTTGTTGTTTCCTGGATGTCCTTAGTGATAGACATTGACCAGCTTCTAGTACCTAATACTGGATTTACAGATGAACCAGCATCATCAAATTTGACTTGCCCTACATCACCTTTAACTTTTGCCATGACAAAAAAAAGAATTATTTATAATTATATTAACCTTTTTCTGACTTTTTTACAGCCTTTTTATTTGCTTGTTGTTTTTCCATATAACGTCTGCATTGATTATCCCAGTATTGTGGCTCTCTTCTACCCTTAACAGCTTCAATAGCATCAAGCATTTCTTTTGTAATTTCCATTTAAAGATCCTCAAAAATTTCAAATGTAATTCTGATTTGTGTTTGAAACTTACCTTCTGGACTTGATGTAAGTATTTCAGGTCCTACAGGAGAATCAAATATTACATTTGATACTGTCACTCTATTGTATAAGTCTCTTAGTCTCTTGCCAATCGTGTAATTTGACCCTGCTCCGATACCTTCTTCTGTAAAGATATTTAGTATTACCAAACCAACAACATTATTTGTGGCACTGCTCGTATCGCCTTGAGTCAAATATTCATTTGCACCGAAACTTGTAAGGCATTGAACAAAGGTATCCTCTGTTGTGGAATCAAATGCCATATTGTTGAATACAACAGGAATCGCAGGGCTTGATGCTAGTTCAGTTGCTAGTCTCGCCTCTATTGTGGATCTGACTGTATTTAAATCTATTGCTGCCATCAGATGCCCCTCCTAATTTGTTTTAAGACATATTGTTCAAGTTCTTTGCCTATAAGTTCTGGAAAGCCAGGAACAGTTTTTTGTCTTGTCCTATATCTACGACCCCATGAAGGAGGTAGGTTTGTTCCAAAACAAACAGGCTCTGCATAGGGTAAATTATTTGTGACTGTTCCTTGAAACTTTTTAATATCTGTCTTCCAAGCGGCTCTAAGCTGGCCGCCTCCTTTTGGTTCACCTTTAAAAACAACTCTAACTGGTGTTGCTTTTTTCACTCTTCTAGTCCACTCCAAAGTAGTAGACGATACAAGATCAACCACTAATTCTTCAAAAAAATCATCAATTTGATCTAACCTTATTTGTCTTGCCATATTTACCTCAGGATAAGATCAAAACTTATTGCTGTATTATTTTGTTCATTTGTCACTACCTGAATAATTTTAAACTCAACACTGCTTATAACAACTCTGTCTTTTGTTGTTGGTACAAAGGTCAAATCCCCTGCTGATATCGTTAACCTTTTATCCTGGGATTCAATCAGATCATTTACCTCAGATCTGTTTACATTTGTTAACGCACCTTTGACAGTTGTATCAGATGTAGATTCTGTAATAGCTCCAGTGGTTGTGTTATAACTACCAGCCGTTACCTGTCTGATAGTCACATCACCTCCCAGCTTACTCAAAGTCTTTGATGCTGCCTTTTTTAGTGCGTTGGCAAGACTCATAATGAATAAGCTATTACCTGACCACTTGCAAGAGTAATGCTTGTGATAACACCTTCAATTTCAGATGATGATTTCATGGTTATACCATTAATTGTTGCAGAACCGTTTTCTGTTAAGTTCTCAGCAACTAAAGTCACCTCTGCATTTGATAAGCAATGCACTTTACCGAATCTGCCAGTATGGGCATTTGTATCTGTAATGATTATCCCTGCTGGGTATTGGTAGCCGTAATTCACTTTAAGACCTCTTGATTGATAAGTTTGCTCTTCCACCTATTCTAATACCCATTAGGTAATGATCAACTATCGGTGGGATTCGATCAATACCAACTGCCCCATAGAATCTAGGGGTTGCATTTATATTACCGATACTAACAGTTGCAAAATCTTCCAGACCACTCAACTCCAAACCGTTCCTATTGTTGTTGAGATATACCGCCAAGATGACCTGTGCATTTTTTACACGATCTGGGATTTCAGTATCTGTGTAATAATCAGCGACTAATCTGTTTGGGAAAGATAAGCCATAAAGGTTGGTGTAAGTGTCGGGTTTTCTTACTCCTGATCTTGGCCACTCTAGTGCCTGAGTATCATCTACCCTAGCCCCCAGGAACTTTTCACGATCAATTCTTTGGGCAGCCGTAAACAATGCACGATTTTTATTGTCGTTGCTTGACCCATCCCATGCAGCAGCGTCATCACTGAGGACTAAACCTTCAATGAAAGAGTTTGCATCATCAAGTGTTATATAGGTGTTTGCGTTAGCACCACCAACAGTTGCATCAAGTGTTATCGCCATTTAGTTTTACCTTTTTGGGCTTTGGTTTTGGTTTTGGCTTTTCAAGAGTTGGAGTCAATGAAGCTGCCTTTTGAGCAGCCTCATTCCTCACTCTCATTCGCCTGAAAGCGAACATTCCCATTTAGCTAGATGCTCCCTTTAGAGCAACATAGTTAATAACGATAGCTTCACTTAGAGAGCCACCTGATACGTTAGAAACTGTGATCTTGAATGATCCAGCTGCGATTCCGTTAGCACTTACGATGTAAGCACCAGCAGTTCCAGCAGAACCATGACAAGCAACGACAACATCTGTTGCAGCGACTTTGCTGTTAGTAACTGTGAAAGATACTTCAGCAGCATCAGCTAATGCAGCGTTATTCATTGTTATCTGTCCACTCTCAGTGTTGAGAGTTACACCTGTTGATTTGTTAGTAGCCTGAGTTACAGTACCACCGTCTGTTGGGCCGATTAAACTACCAGCACCAATTTCAAAAATAGAAGCCATGATTTTAAAATCCTAGTTATAGCAAGGGTTTTCGTCTAATCCATGTTGGACACGTTGGTCGCCCTGACAATCCCTATATTTTTAGTCTCATAAACTTTCGACCATGAAGCAACAGTTTCCAACACAGTTCTTGTTGGGTTTACTGTTGAAACAGCGTATTTAAGACCTACAGGATGATAGATGTAGTGGAGATCCACAGCCATTGCTTCTTCTAAAGCAAGAATGTCTCTATCTGTTTGTGTTCTGATTGGTGCCTGCTCACCTGTGACAACTGCTCCTTCTGTAAAAAAGAACGTACTGAATTCCGTTGAAGCACCAGAACCTGTTGTTGGAACATCATCCGAAACAATAATTCTAAGACCTCCAAATGTTTCAACAACATTAGGGCCATCAAATGCTCTGACTGTGCTACCACCTGTCGCTCCTGTGTCGGGTGCGCCTGTGTTGTCGTAGATGCGATCAATCATATTTCGCTCTAACAAATCTCCATAGACGTTGGAGTGCATCGCAACTGTTGTTAGTTTTGATCCTTGATCTCCAAGTAAAGATTTTGCCTTTGCAATATGACGAGGACTTAATGTTGTTGGAGAATCACCTGATTCTGAATCAATTGTTAAATCAAACAAAGCAGAGTTGCTGTCGTTTGCATTGATAGAACCAAATGCACCAGTTAAACAGGAGAATAAATCCTTCTGCTTTTGGTTGTTAACATAAGCAGCCATCTTCTGAGCGATAGCAGCCATTGGATCTGGGCCACCACCAACTGCAAGTGCGGCTAAATCCCGTGAAGAAAATGCTCGTCCACGATGTAGCACGGCTGCAATCTGGTTGTCAGCTGTGATCTTTCCAGGTGTTAATGATAATGAATCTGTGAGAACTTCAAAGTCTCCAGATAGGTTTGCTTTGTAGAACACTTTTGTTATCCCGAAAGCTCTTTATCTTTCGGTTCTACATCTTTGCCATTGATGTAGGTCGGACTATATCTTCAACCCAGAGGGTTGCAAGGCACTCGTGGAAGCATTACTCAGTTTCCTGTCGGCTTCTAGTCTCTGAACCTTCCAGCTTGTGGACTGGCTTGGCTGCTGATTATCCTTTAATGGTGGACTTCCAGCAATTCACCTTGTTTCATTATGCTGTTGCCAACATAAGCCCCAACTACTCTTTAGGGATCTTAACGAAATCTCCTCCACGCTCTGCTGAAAGATTTAATTCTGCCAAAGGTGTTACTACCCCACTCTGTAGGAAGGCATCTCT